GTTCTTGATGAACGCCTGCTCGATTTGCGCGGCGTGTTGCTTGACGATTTCGATAACGTGAAATTTCTTCGGGATGGTGACCGAATGAACCCCTATGTAGAGTGGCTTGCGATGAGGGTCGTGGTCACTGGCATCGAACAACATCGGCTTGCCGCCAACGGTGGCCGACACCAGTTTTTTCCCTGACTTGCTGGGCGCCGGAGCGCCGGCTTTGGTCGGTATCCACAGCAGCGGCTTGCCGTGGATGGTCGCGCCAAACTCAAACACGCCGGCGATGCCGTACCGATGCGAAATAGTGGCCTTGGCGTCCAGCGATGGCTCGCCACCCTTGGTCGCCCCCAGCATTCGAAAGCGCAAACCCGAGACCCATTGAGCATGTCTAAATCCCGGCCCCGCGGCTGCGATGTCTTTGCGTCCCTCGTCAACCGCCTCCGATGCGGTTTCGCGCAATGCAGCAACCGCAGCCGTGGCCACCGGCCGTTCCTTTTCGCGGATCATCTTGATCCAGGCGGGCGAGGCCACCTTGACCTTGAATTTAGCGGGCATTTTCAGTCACCCGCCCCATTCCTTGATCGTCTTCTTGATATCCTGGCCCTCGCCCTGCGCACCAAGCGCGGCGATTGTCAGCGCGTCGGCGTGCTCGATGCGATCTAGCTGATCGCTGAATTCGAGATAGGCCGCGATCTGCCGCGGCGTCAGCGTCATTGCAAAGGCGGGCGGGAAGCCGCGCCGGATAAGGGCTGTGATGGCGATGGCGATTTCCGTAAGCGGACCTTGACTGTCTTTGCCGCCTCGTCCGTTGCGCCGAGGACGCTCGTCAGCGTCTCGACGAAGGCGGCTATTCCGTTTGGGAATGTCAACCCGATAATAGCTTTCAATAATCTCAACTGATATTCCACCAGCAGCGTGGCGGCGTGCTGCTCGTATTTTTCCTCGCCGGGATGCCCGCAGCCGGCCGCGATGATTGGGCCGATGGCATTGCCGAACCGCTCGATCAGCCGCGCCCCGATATCACTACCCATGCCGCCGAGCAGTGTGGCGAGTTCGGGAAAGCGCGCCACGATCGCCGCGATGGCATCACCATGCAGGCCGCGCACGATGATCCTGTTGCCGTCGATCTTGACCACCTCGACCGCGGTCGACGGTGCGATGTCCAATAAATCTGCCATGCCGATCTCCCTCACGGTCCCGTAGGCGGTACGCCGTCGCGGATGGTCCAGACGCCGAAGTCGCCGGCCGCGCCCTTCATCACCTCGGCCTCGAGTTCGATCACCGTGAAGTCGTCGGCGTCGGTGATAAAGCTGAAATCCCCGGACGGGATGAACGAGACAGTGGCGTCGAAGTCGACCTGCTGGCCGATGTCGTTGGTGCCGACCACCTTGATGTCGCCGATGAACTCGGCCTTCGACAGGCCCGACAAGGTGACGATGTCCGGCGTCGTGGTGTCCATCGTAGCGAGCGCGAACATGGCGAGGTTTTCCCCGGTGATCTCGTCGAGCGTAACTTTTATCGTCGCGCCGATCTGCGTGATGGCGGTAAAATCTTTCGTTTTGATGCCTTCACGCGACGAGAAGTGTTCCTTTTTGGTGACCGCCGGCGTGTAGATGAACTTAGGTGCGTTGCCGAGGTCGACATAGGCGGCGCCGCCGGTTTCCTTGAAACTGACGATGCCTTTGCCAATGTGATAGTTCTGAACGTTCGGTGACGTCGATGGCATGGCTCATAGATCCTCTATTTTGAGTGCGTACTTGAACATGAACTCAGCGAGCAGCGCCCCTTGTAGCGAGCGGCCCAAGCCGAGGTCGGTCCGGCAGCCGAGATAGCGAATTGCGCCGTTGCCATTCCGTCCGGTCTTGACGATCTGCTCGTTGAGCACGGTGTCGGTCATCACCCGCTTGATCAGCTCCCGCCGCAAGGTGGTCAGATCGGAACCAACCTCGTCGGCCTGCTGTGCGATGACGATTTCTGGGTGCATGCGAACCATGGTCGGCCGGTTGGCGGGCCGCATCGACAAGTCGGACGCGTCGTTGGTTTCCTCGTCGCCGTCGAACACCAGCGCCGCCGGCAATTGGTCTTCCGGGATCTCAATATTGTTGCGCTGGGCAAATTTAATATTCGGAATGCTCGCGACCACCACGAGCAGCCGGGCCAAGATGTCCTCGCGAACGTCAACCAACGGAGTTGGCTTTCAATGCGAATCTAACCTCGCCCATGTCCTCGCCATTCGGGCTGCCACGCAGTTCCCACGAACGAACGATCCAGGTCCGGCCGTTGAAGGCCAGCACCGCATCGGCATAGTTGGTGCGCGCTATGCCCTTTTCGGCGAGCTCGGGAATGCGGGCAAAAGCGCCAGGGCCGACGCTGCGCACCTCCGCCGGCGTGCCGCCCCCGGCTGCGATCGGCAGCACGTTGGGCCGCGTGTCGTCGATCACGGTGATCGCTACCTCGGCGCCATCGCTCCCTGCCACGATCAGCACCGCCGGCACGCCGATCACCGCATAGACCGGGTCGTAGAGCAGCTCGCTACAGTCGATGGTCATGACACCACGCCTCTTTCATCCAGTCACGACGAAATCATACAAAAATGCGCACGTAGGCACTAAGCAAGCCGGTAACCGTATCGGTTGCCGCCTGCAATGGCGCAGTGGGTGCGGCCTTACCGAGCACCTGCAGCGGATCGTAATATTGCACCATCGTGTCGCCATGCCGGACCAATCGGACGCCGCCGGTGGCGTTCAAGCGCTGCTGCATCCGCGCCGCCTGGATCAATAGCATGGTCGCCGCCTTGAGTGCCGGCGGCGCGGCGTCGGGCAGCAGATAACCGCCGCTATAGGTCACGGTGACCGGATCGGTCCAGGCACCTTCGATGCGCAGCTTGCCGGATTGTGGCTCGACCTCGTAACTCGCCGGGTCGAGGACATTTCCCCGCGGCGACTCCACCGAGACGACATCGGCATCGGCGACAGGATAGTGCGTCAGAAACAGGCGCGGACTGTCGAACGACCCGTCGCCGCGCCAGGTTTCGGCGACCTGCTCGTAGGCGAATACGCGCTGGCACATCGTCGCGATGACATCGCTGTACTGGTCGATCCACATCTGCAGTTGCGTGTCTTCGCTGGTATTGGCCGGCGGCAGGCCAAGGATGACCTTGACCTCATCCAGCGTGACGAGCGCATAGCTGTCGGCCGGCGTCAGCACCTTGACCCAAATATCGGCCATCAGCGCGCCTCGTGGAACTGTTCGAATAGCGCGCGCAACTCCAGCATCGGCGCCTTGCTGTTATCGGACATCACCGGCTGCGCCGTGTAGGCCTCGCGGTCGATGCGCCATCCGATGATGGTTGGCCCGGTGGAACCACGTTCGCCACGCGCGCCAGGAGCCCCGTCGTCGCCCTTTGGTCCGGGCTTGCCGGGCTTGCCGGCCGAGGCGATGAGCTGCCAGCCCTCGCCCGGACAGACGCCTGGCCCATCGCGGCGCGCAATGAAGCTCGAGCCGCCGAGCGCGACGATGTCGAGCGCCGTGTAGGTTTCGCCATCGGCGAAGGTGCCGCGCACCGTTGGCATCGCGGCATCGCGGCCGGCCCGCGCCAGGCAGATCCAATCCGCGTGACCCGGCGCTTGTCCGGTATCGCGGGTAGCCTGGAAGCTGGCGCCGGCATGGGCGACGACGGTGCCCGCGTAGTGGACGATACCGGGTGACCAGTCGCGCGCCACCGGCAGGACGCCTGGCTTGCCCTGTGGGCCGGGCTCGCCGTCCTTGCCATCGATGCCGGCACGTCCCGCCGGCCCTGCCGGTCCGGTTTTGCCGGCTTCCCCGCGCTCGCCGGTCGGCCCGCGCTTGCCCTCTGGCCCTGGAATTCGTGCGAGCGCCCGCACCTCGAGGAGCGCCCGCTGCGCGACCGCAAGACAGGTGCCGAGACCATCAAGCAGCGAATATCCTGGGCCGGGAATGGTCATGCTGCCAACATCCATGCGATAGCGGCGGCCTCGTCGTCGTCATGTTGCCCGGAACCAGTGCCCATGAGATTAGCGACCATGGCTGAACCTTTGCCGTGCGTACCGATGACTCCTGAGCCCACAGCACCGGCTCGGAGCATCACAATCCCGGCGCCGATCCGGCCATGATTGCCGGCCGCCACCGCCTTGATTGACAGCCGCGCCGCACCGATGCCGGCAACCCAAGGCTCGATCCGAATCGGAGTTGCGGGGCGGACGCG